TGGGTTTGATTTTCAAAAACTTGGGTAGACCACATTTAAGTATCTTTTAAATAAGTTGTTAATATTTTGTGTAAATATTATTTCAAATTAAAAATATATAAGAGCTCTTTATTATTTTATAATATATAATTTGAAATTAAATTTAATAGTTATAATAACTTAATCTATACTCGCGATGGACAACACACGTTCTAAGGTATGTCCATTTATATTTTCGGCAGGAGGGTGTACAAGACCCGGATGTTGGTTTACACATGATAAAAGTTTTGTATCAGAAGGTATTACAAAATATGCATATCATCAGTTTGAAAGATATGTTATTACCACAATTGGAACCCAACAGTTTTACATTTCGTGGAATTTAATACTTGATTATCTAATTAGTAAAAATATTGATATTGATACTTTTGATTTTACTAAAATGGAATATGAAGGTTACTATGATAATAGAAATCATTCTACCTATAATAGATGTAGTTTTATCAAGATTAAAGGCATCTTTGAAAAGAAACAATTTGGAAGTAATCTAACTATTACAAAAGAAGTTAATGAACCCAAACCATCAGTAGAAATACCACAACTCCCTCCATCTACTACTACTACATCACCAAATATTTCTACAATATCTACACAACCTCTACAAACTATTATGCCTAGAGTTGCTGCAGTTCCACTAGTTACTATTACAGGAAGGATTGATGATCTTGCTAAATTTAGTAATGAGATGTCTGTTGATATATGTGCTATTAAATACAAACAAGAAGATATTAATAAAAGAAATAAAGAAGAAATTGAATCTCTTAAAAAAATACTTAAACAACAGAATACACTAATAAATGAAATGAAATCAGAATTGAATAAAAAGAGAAATATTGATGATACAAATTATAATCAAGATACTATTCAGAATCGATGGATGGAAGATACACCTTTTGCTTCATCCAAAGATGAATACCCACCATTGAAACAAAGTGTTATTTCTAATAAGTATGATAAACCCCAAAGTGGAGCTCGTAAAATTAGTTGGGATAGTGATGACGAACATACTACTCATAATTATGGTCTTCGAAGCAGAAAGAAATAATAGTAATTAAAATAATTTGAATTAATTATAATAAATTTTTTTATCCACCGAGTGCTCTTATTTAATTATGGCTAAGCGCGTTAAAAATATTATTAATACAGAAAATATTTTAGTATGGTTAGCAATTTCATTATCATTTACACTTTGGGGTTATGTTCTAATGAATCAAGAACAAGAAAAAGAAATTAATGTTAAAACACATAATCCGTGTGATGAATTTGCTAATAATTTATGGATAGTAGCAAATACTCGTTCCAGAGTATTAGCAGTTGATAAAAGACAAGATTGTGATAAATTAACAGACGCTATATTAGCTGATATGAATAAAACAGCACAATATCTTATTAATTTTCTAAAAAATAATCATATGAATACAAAATCTTGTACTAATGTGTTATGTTGTGCTGATTTAAATAGTATTGATGAACCAGGTGTTTTTGAATTACTATATGGTATTGAATCATTAGTACTTCCAGAAAATAGAGAAGAATTAAATTCAGCTCATGTTCGTGCCCATCAAAGGTGTCGTACATTTATGCGCGGTGGTCCACCAGCAGAAATATTATATAATAAAACAATTCAAGCTGTTAAAGATAGTAGAGAAAAAAAATGTACAACAGATTTTCTAAAAAATACAGGTCATGATGAATTACTTCGTGAGTTTTTAAATGATATGATGAATAGAATGAAAGATGGTCAATTATGTGCTTTACAATATTTCGCAAATAATGGAGACTATGCAGAAAAAGCAATGAAAGAATGGCTTAAATATTTGAAATATAATTCCTAGATATTTTAGATTATTAAGAGCTCTTTTAAAAATTAATTTGAATATATATTAATAAATTTTTTATTAGCTTAACTCTAAAAATGGAATTAACAAATGTTGTTCGTGTTATATATGCCGTCAACTTTGGTATTATAATGTCTTTAACTCCATTGTTATACATTATCAATCATCCAAAAATATTTATAATTGGATTTAGTGAAGAATCAAAAGTTGGAATATATCCATTTATTATAACATTTATAGTATATAAAAGTGTAGCAAGATTTGCAAATGGACTTGCTCTTATTAATAATTATTTATTTGGTAATGAACATGATAAAAATTTAGGATATTTTATGATATATTTGATTTATACATTACTTCTTGAATGGTGCGTAATATGTTATTTTAAAGAGCTAAATATTAATATGTTTGCTATAACATATTTATGTAGACAATATCTATATAGTTCTATTGATTATTCCCTTGATCAACTAGATTCTAATTATAATCAAGGTTATCGTGTTATTGGAATTTTGCTTTTATTGATTCCATTATATGGAGTTGTTCAACCTAATAATCTAGCAATATCACTAAATATGATGTATCTTACTAATATTATTTGTCTTAAATTTTGTATATACTCTATTAGTGTTTATCGTTTTAAATCAAGAAACAAAAAGAGGAAAGAAGAAAATAAAAAAGATATATATTTGAGAAATATATCAAACGGAAGAATTAGTATTGATAAATTTATTTGGGTATGTATTATGTTATTATTTGTTAGTTATATTGATGGTGCAGGAGACGCTATTGCTACAGAAAAATTATGGAATAATAATGATAGCAGTTATTTTATAATAAATATGGTTGTTCGGATATTTGCTAGTTTAATTACTTATCCACCTATACAACAAAAATTAGTAAATAGAAAAAATAACACAAAAATAATTATTAAATTAATGATGTTTAGATTTCTACTACTACTGATTATGAAATATGTTAGTTTTAAAGAGCTTGTTTTCTTTATTCAATCAAGTATTGATATATTTGTAGGAACAATATTTATGAATGATTATTTAGACAAAAATAAGAAATTGTTTATGAATACTACATCTACTTCTAAATATTATGTATCTTCTTCTGTAGCATATTTTATAAATGAGAATGTGCCTCCTCTTATTAAACTGGTACTTGTATATAATCTTATCCAAATTGGTAAAAAAATAGATATTGGTATTTACTTTATAGTTCCTTTGATGGGATTTGCTATTATTTCAATCAAAATGATATCAATTATACAGAAAAAGATAAATTAAAATTAAAAGAGCAATACAACAAAAAAATTTGAATTATAATTATATTTTTTTAATAGTATATATAATGGAAGATATATCTTTCTTAGATTTGGAGAAAAATGAAGATGTTTATAATATTGTTTTAAAATATTTAATTAATCCATCTGGTAAATATACAAATAAATCTATTACAGATTTTTATAATTATACAAAAGCAAATAAAAAAGCCTTATTAGATCCATTTATTAAAAAATTTATTAGTAAATGTGTTATTATTAGAGATGTTAATAATTATTTTAAAACAGTTGATGATTTTAGAGATAATTGGCGATGTGCTTTTAATATGACTAATGAATTACATAATCATATTATTGATACTATAGATGATAATAGTATTTATTCATATGATTCAATTAATCATATAATATTTGATACTAATTATTTTGAATTTGATTTAAATACAAAAAGAATTTTGTATAGGAATATAGTTAATTCAATTTTAACAGATTGGAATAATAATCATTTATATTCATATTATGATATAATTAATAAATTAATAGAAGTATATGATTCAAGAGGACAAATTCCTTTTAGAGTTAAATTTTTGATTTTTATTAAAAAATTAAAAAATGATTTAATACAAAATAATATAAACCCACTAATTATTGATAAATTAATAGTTAAATTTATTAAATCTATTAATTGGACTTTACCAAATGAAGTAATTAATCCTTCTATACATAACTCTAGAATATATTAGTATAATATAACTATTAGTATTAGTATAATTATACTAATATAAATTAGTATTGGTTTAATCCAATAATAATTGTATAGATTTTTAAACATATAATTTTTATATAAGTAATATCCTTGTTTTTTATAATATTCTCTAACACCTACACCAGATATTACAGCTATTTTGTAGACTTTATTACTCATACTAATTTCTTCTGCAACTTGTAATAATTTTTTTCCAAATCCAATATGTTGTGCTGATTTATTTAATTTATCATTATGATTTATAATATCTCCATATACATGTAATTCTCTAATAAAACTACAATTTTTTAATTCATTATAAATTAAATCATCATTTACTTGATTAATTCTGAGTCTAACAAATCCATATAATATTGATTTATCTGAACTTTCAAAACTTATGAAAAATTCTGTTGAATTTACACCATTATATTCCCTTATAACTAATTCAGCTTTATCTACATCATCTATATTACTTTTGACTTGTCTACATCTAATACAATCACAACTTATATCTTCTTTTGCCAATAATTTTTGTCTTAAATTTACATTACTATTACCACCAATAATATTTTGGTTTGGTATATCTCTTATAATTCTATTTAATCTAATCCAAGGGAATATATTATTTTTTATGTATGCTATTACTTTAATTAAATCTTCTTCATTTTCAGAATAAGGTTTATAAGTACCATCTTCATACCATTCTTTTATTTTTGTCCAATCAACAGTTGTACAAGGATATATTTTTAATTGGTCTGCTTGTAATTCAGGATGTTTTAAATGATATTTAAAATAATTTTTAATTGGTTCAGTTACACTATATACACCAAATATTTTTTTAAACATATCCAAATCTTTTTCAATAGAACTTCCTGGTAAATCAGGCATTAAATGCCAATCTACTTTTCCTCCATTATGTTTCCATAAATAATTTCCATATATTGTATCTTCATTTGTACAACCTCTTTCAATTATATCTAATATATCATTATCTATATGTTGAACTCCTATTTGTAATCTAGTTACATTATATTCTCTTAATTTTTTTATTTGTTTTAAATTAATGCAATCTGGTCTTGTTTCTAGTGTTAATCCTATCAATCTTTTATCAGCTGTTTGGTTAATACTTATTTCATGTTCTAATGATAATCTTTTAGAACTTTTATTAGTTAGAGTATTTACACCAAAATATATATCTCTAATAAATTCATTTTGGTATTCAATTGGATAATGATCCCAGGTTCCTCCTAATACTAAAATTTCTATTTTATCAACTTCGTGACCACATATTTCTAACGCATTTGCTCTATCATAGATTTGTAAAATTGGATTAAAATTATTTCTATTTGCTCTAATAACTGCTGGTTCTGTAGATAAATAACTTCTTGGTTGAGCTATTTTATTTCCAATTATATTATCATTAATTTGTAGATTATCTATATTTGTTAATTTAATTTTAAATGTGCTCTTTTTAAATTCTGTACATTCAATCACTTCATATTTAATTGTATCTTTAATTATATAAGTTAATACTCTTATTAAATGTATATCATCATTAGTAATTACATCTATAATATCATTTGTAATATTAGTTATTTTTAGATTAATATTAATTTCTGGTTCATTTGGACAATAAGCACAATTTTTACCACAACTAAAAGATTGTTTAACTTTTTCTCCATCTATATTTGTATATTCAGGTTCTGGACTAGTTAATATAGTAATTACAGATACACCTGAATTTGATTTTCCTCTTTTTTTAAGAGAATATTTAATAAATGATTTATTCTCTTTTATCTTATTTTCTAATAGTAATTCATTATATAGTTTTCTTAATATTGGTTTACTTGGACACACTTTTAATTTTTTACGAATTTCTTTATAAATTCTATTGTATTCAGAATCTGATTTGAATTCATATTTAAGTAGCTCTTTTAAAAATACTATATTAGATTCATTACTTTCAAAATCTTCTATATCCATATTTTTAAAGAGCAGATGTATTTTATATTTTTAAATTTTATGATTTTTCAAATTAATCTTATATATATATATATATATACACGTATATACTATGATAAAATTATTTATAATAGGTATTGTAATAATTCTTTTTGTATCATTTTTTATGGGACTTTTATCTAGTATTTTATCTTTATATTTAATATGGAGGAAGAATAATGAGTCAGAAGGACAAGAAGGACCCCTTTTTGGACAGGGAATGAGTGAAGAGGCAATTGCACTCCGTCAACAGGTCGCCATTCTCCACGACAGTGGACTTACTCCAGAACAACTCCATGCAGCACGAGCTTCTTCTCCCCAGCAAGTAAACCCATCATACGGTAGTTGTACAGGTACTTTAACAGGAGAAGATCTGAATGTTGCAATGAGACAACGGATTTCAGATATATGTTCTAGTGATGAACGATCTATATTGTATGAAGGTTGGGAAAGAAATTGCAGAACAAACTGTTCTGTTTTATATAGTGAAATAGTACCAACCCTAAACGACGCATTCCAGGAGACAGGTGCCGGGTGGATCCCACACGCGACTCCAGCATCGGTTATCGGTTACCTCGATCGATCAGAAATTCGTGCTCAAGAGGCCGAATGGGGATGCGACTCGGACCTATCGATGGAGAGTCCGCATAGCTGCGGGTGGAACTGGTGCGAGTGGGGGGGGCTCCACGTAGGGACTCGGACGGCAGAAAACCCGGGCGAATGCTCGGAGAATAAATGGAACGAGCAGCTAGCAATCTTCTTAAGACAACCTGAGTTGCACGGGAATCAAATGCTAGAAGGCATTTGTGAAAATTTACCTGGTTGCACTTTTGATGTAGAAGCATGTCGTGATAATCCAGAATACTGTATGCCATCGCAGCACGGAGGAAGGGGGGATCGATAATTTAGGAACTTATAAGTAGACTATACTTGTTACTATTTTTTATATAATTTATAAAAGAGCTTAAATTTTAAAATATTAAAATTAATTTGAAAAATTATTAATATTTAAATATTAATAATGATATATTATATATCACAATGGAAAATACATTCGTCTTAGATTTTGAAACAACTGGATTAAATCCATATCATGATGAAATTATAGAAATTGCTATAAAACCATATGGAAAAGAAGAAATTTATACTAAATTAACTAAACCACTTATTAAAAAAAAATTAAATTATAAAGTAGTAGAGATTACAAAAATAACAGATCAACTATTAGCAGAAAAGGGTATAAATATATATACAGCTTTTAATGAAATGGTTAATTTTATGATAGAACATATTACTGATAAAAAAGCTCCTATTTATTTGTTAGCACATAATGGAACTATGTTTGATTTTATATTATTGCAAAGGTTATTTGTTAATGCACATAAAGTAAATCCATTATCAGAAAGTATAATAGAAATGTTTTATAAATTTGTATATATTGATACTTTATTACTATCAAGATTGATGATACCAAATAGATATACTTATAGTCAAAATGCTTTAGCTAAAACATTTTTAATAAACCAGAAAGCAGAACATAGAGCATATGGTGATGTTATGGTTTTAGAAGAGATATTTGCAAAATTAATAAAAGATTATTGTAATAGAAATTCATTAGATTATCAAAAATGTTTAGATATTAAATATGTTCATGCTTTATTATATACTTATTCATTTGATTAATTTATTTAGTTTTAATTTTTATATTAAATCCGTCTTTTATATATTTTTTATAGTGATCTATATTAAATACATTAAAATTAGTTTTTCTAAATTTTCTAAAATTAATTATTAAAATTATTGTATATAGAATATAGAAAAAGTATTTTTCTTTATTTTTATTAATATCTACTATATTATCTAATATTTGATAAATGTAACTATCTTCCCTTGATACCCTTCTTAATTTACATTCTAAAATACCCATACTACATACATTATAATTTGTTAACCATTTACTAATTATTAAAATGCAAGTAGACATATTTAGTATATTAATTAATGGGTCTCTTATAAAAAATGTACTTATTAATAAATAAAAACTTAATATATATATAGCATTATTTTTAAAAAAGTTAAACAATTCATTAAATAATTCTGTAAACATTATATTATATAATTATATTTAAATTTAAATATAATTTTATAATTAATATTATTATGTCAGATTATCCAAAAGTTTCAATATTGACCTTATTTAATAAAAATAAATATGATTTTTCTGAATTGATGTTATATAATATTAATAATTTTAAGTATAATAAAAAATTATTAGAGTGGGTTATTTATGATGATTCAAAAATAGAAATAAATTCAGAAGAAATAATTAAGTTAAAAGAGCAAATTAAACCTATTAAATTAATTTATCATTATTCTAATAGTAAAAAAAAAAGAGGACAAAAAAGAAATGAATTAGTTAAATTAGCAAATAATAAATATCTCATTAATATGGATTATGATAAAATATATTTTCCAAGTTATATAGAACATTCTATTAATACATTAAAAACTACTAAATCTGGTTTAGTAGGAGTATTAGATATGTTATTTATTTATCCAGCTTTAAATTTTTCAATGTCTTATTTAAAATCTTATTCATTGCGACAAATATATGAAGAATCTATGTGTTTTACAAAGAAACATTTTGTAAGTATGGGTGGATTTTCTAATTTAGATATAGGAGAAGGTTCTAAATTAATTGATTTTAATAAAAATATATCAACAACAGAATCCAATAAAACATTAATATTTGTAAATTCTGAATTTAATAAAAATATACAAGATTATTTAATAGATCATCAAATATTTGGTAAAATAAATATAGACTATATAAATATTATATGCAATATAATGAATATAAAATATGATCCAAATATTGTTCATAATTTTAAACAAAAAGCATTAAAAGCAGAAAAAGAATTAAAAGAAAAACTAGAAAAAGAAAAACTAGAAAAAGAAAAATTGGAACCCACTACAGAGCAAAATAAAACAACTACAGAAAACACAGAAGATACTGATATAGATATAATAGAATTATCTGAAATAAATTAATTTATTAACAGTTTTATTAATAATTAAATTAATAATTAAATTAAATTAATTTGAAATACACTTAAAAATAAATTATTATTATTAAACAAGAAGAAAAAAAACTATGACCTCGATGAAGACCACCCTTGATAAAGCGAACAAAGCATACCATTTTGAACTATTTAATAATATTGTGAACAATTTTAGCGGAAAAGATTTTACTACTGATGATCTTATGCTAGAATTCTTTGGTGTTAAGAATTTTACTCCGAAAGATGTTAAAAAGGTAAAGGACAAAGACCTACCAAAGCGACCTAACTCTGCATATTTCATCTTTTCCAATGAAAAGCGTCCTAGTCTAATGGAAAAATCAAAGAAAGAAAATGGCAAAGTTAATGTCACTGATGTTTCTAAGGAATTGGGAAAAATGTGGAAGGAACTTAATGCTAAGAAGAAGAAACCATTTGAAGACAAGGCAGCTAAGGATAAGGAACGATATGAAAAGGAAATGGCTGAATACAATGCTAAGAAACAAGCAGAGGCCGAGGGAGAATAAATTATAAACTACTTAAAAATAAAATAATTATATATATTAAGAAGTTATAAATAACATGTTATATTAATATGTTATAACTAAAGGTACTGTTCCCGAGTGGTCAAAGGGGTGAGACTTAAGATCTTATGCATTTATGCTTCGTGGGTTCGAATCCCACCAGTACTACCAGCCCGTCTAGCTCAGTTGGTAGAGCGCAAGACTTTTAATCTTGTGGTCGTGGGT